ATACTAATCTTAAAGTATCGTTGTCTAATTCTTTAACTTCTTGAGCTATGAAACCAAAATCTTTTTTTCCTTTATTAGCTGAATAAAATTCCACTTCTGTTTCGTTTCCGTGTTCGTCAGTTTCAGTTTTTATTTCAGCTCTGTTATTCCAAACAAATTCCCTAGGTTGTAATGCATCTATAAAAGCAAGTCCAAAACCTAAATCTTTTATTTCTGTTTTATCTCTTTCGTCTGATAATGAAGTTATAGAAGTAACAGCACAACGTAAAGCTGTTATACTTGAATTTCCTAAAGTTATTTCATTAGATACACTTGCAGCAGAAGGAGCTGCGGTATATCCTAAAGCCATACTGTTGCTTCCAGTAAATGCAGTACCAACTAAAATATCTCTACCTACAAAAACATTATTACTACCAGTATGTACTCCATTTATTAAACATTGATAACCTATTGCTACGTTACCGCTACCACTAGTAAAATTATTATAAGCACTACCGCCCACAACAACATTTGCAAACCCAGTATTGCCGCCATTGGAATTTCCTCTGCCAGCTTCTTTACCTACAAAAGTGTTTAAATTTGCTACTGCAAATTGACCAGACAAATAACCTATTGCAGTATTACCAAATTTAGCGGCTGACGTACTTAAAGCTCTCTGACCAATAGCAACATTTTGAAAACCAGACGTTATACCTTCAGCAGCATCATTTCCGATTAATGTGTTACTAGAACCACTAGTTAAAGTAGCTCCTGCATCTATACCTAGAACAGTATTTCCTTGTGGATTACCACTTAAACTGCTTGGCACTTCGCCAACATATAAACTATCGGTATCTACTAAACAATCGCTTAATCCGTTAAGATCTGTCGCGCCGCCGCCACTACTTAGATCAGATGGTGCAATTCTTACATTATCAGTTCCATTAAAACCAACTACAAATGCCACATCGGCCGAATTTGTTTTTAAATCAAAATCACTAAATTTTTTATTTGCCATAATTTATTCTATTATTATACTGTTGTTATTTTCTGACAATATATAATCGTCATTTTCTAAAATTATAAAGTTACCAATTATTGTTGGCTTGTTTTGTATTTGAACACCTAAAACTATCATATAAATATTATCTTAAATAACAAATTATTTTACCACTTGCAACCGAAACATCGTCAAAATTACCAACAATTATTTGGCCCGGCGCTAATGATAATGATGAAATTGATGTATCACCGCCAATTGTATCGATGTCACAACTAATTGTTGAAACTTCTAATGCTGAAATTGCGCAAAAATTTTCACCAGTAATTGAACTTTCAGATGCTGAAATAATTCTTAAACCATTATCACCGAATGATAATTTTTGAAAATCGCTTGTTGAATATAGATTTGAACCCATTAAATAATTTTTAAAGTTTTAATATTTACAAAAATACTAAATTTAAAATTATTCAAAATGTTAGTTTTTTCCTTGACCTCTATACTTTTTTTTGTAGTTTTTTGATTTCTTAGAATGCGAATTTTTGCATTTAGAATGAACGCCTTTGCGTTTCTTTTTTATTTTGTCAATATTAATTGTATTGGCTTGACTTTTTGCCATTTATTTTTTGTTTATAGTTATATTTTTTGAAATTTTTTCAGCACTTCGGCCTACTACATATCCGCCAATTCCTAATTGCAACAAATTCCAAAATTCATTTTCTAGTTCTGGAATCTTAAAATCAAATAAAGGCGCTAAAAACTTAACATAAATGACAATGAAACCAAAAGCAAGCATTAAAATTGGGCGCCAACTTCTTTGCAACCAATTTCCTTTTGCCTCTGAAACTATAATTTCAGTTTGTAATTTTTGAAGTTCCATTTGTTGTTCTTGCAATACTTTAAAAACTTCATTTTTGGCTTTTATGCGTTCTTCTTCAGATTTAAATAAACTGTCAATTACCTTCCCAATCTCACTAATTACTCCAGTAGTAAACCAATTTAAAATTTTTTTCATAACTATATATTACAATATTCTTTATTAGCATCAAAACAAGGGCAACTTTTCGCGGCAAACTCCCGATGTCCATGAATAGTCACATCATCGCCGTAAATACTTTTTAATGTTGTAAGTAGATTTAAAAGGGAAATTTTTTGTTCTTTGGTTCTAGTGTCTTTTGCAATCCATTTTCCATTTTTACCTCTTTCAGATTCTACGCCTCCGACGTATGTAATCCCAATGCTGTCTTTATTTTCTCTTTTCGTGTGAGCTCCAGACCTTTCAATCGGTCTACCAACTTGTGTAAGTCCATCTAAACTAATTACATAGTGATAACCAATATCAGACCACCCACGTTTTAAATGCCATTTCCTAATGGTATCAACTGAAATTTCTTTTCCTTCTTGTGTAGCGGTACAATGTACTATTATTTTATTTATTTTCCTCATTGCTATTTCTTTTTTTATATCCTGCATACTCATAATAATATTTTTTAAAACTGACTTAAAACTGTAATTAGAAAATTTTCTACTGTTGCCGTACATCCTGATTTATCAACTCTAACTTGAATCTTGCAACCGCTTGTTAAAACATTAGTATGCGTAAACAATTGAGTTGTTCTTGAATACCTAACTAAATCGTTGTTTGAAGTAATATTATCATGCATAAATTCAACTGTTTTTCCGGTATCTGGAAAATACAATCTTGCATCTAATCGGGTATTTGCCGCGCCCGCAGTAATATCAAAATCGTTTCTTACAATCATAATTTTTCCTGAACCTAATTCAGTAAATATTAAACTATTTGTCGCTGAACTCCATAAATCACCCGTAACAAATGACGGTTTATAATTTGTAACAGTACCGCTTCCGGCTTTGTCATTAGTTAAATCAGTCCAAACGTTTTGCGTTAAATTTATAGGCGTTCCGCTTGTTGCTGAATCTTCATAATCAACCCAACCGCCCTTTGAATCATATAATGAATTTACTGATGTTTTTATTTCATTCATATCAGCGGCCGCGACTTTATTGACTGCCGGCAATGCTGAAGTTTGATTGTCAATTTTTGTTGTGTAAATTATTTTAGCCATTTTTTATTTTTTAAGATTGAAGTTCATTTTGCAATTCACTTTGTAAACCGCCTATTGCATTTGTTTGTTCTATTTTATTTGATATTTCTATAATGGCGCGAAAATAGGTGTGATCTTTTAAATCATCCTGTAAATATTTAACACCCTCGTTAACTGTTGTATAAATTTTAAATCCGTTGGCGCTTAAATCAATATAATCATTTGACCGCGTTCGAACTAATTCAAGGCACTTTGACACCATTAAATTTACATCTAATTCACCGCCATCATCTGAATAAAATCTTGTTACACATTCGATTCGTGTAATTGTTTCACTAATAAATGAACTCTGATTTTGATCAGCTTCATCGCTTGATAAACTATAAACACGGATTGCGGGATATGTTGAATTGGTTGGAATCCTATTGAAAACCGGTACAACGGCGCCGTTAATTGTCACCGCATTGGTTAATTTACCAATGATTCCGCGCCTTACATAATGAATTGCTTCTAACATATATTTTATTTTATTGCGTTGTTTAATTTGCCTTTTAATCTAACTAATAAATTTCTTAATCCTATACGCGCCGCATTATAAAAAAACGGGCGGGCCGGCAAATTCACCTCTTTAATGCCTTTTCCTTTAAATTGTGCCGCATAACTTGACGGAATGCCTAATTGCTGCATATCATTCAGATCAACGCTTCCGCCCGTTCCAAACTCAACATAGGGCGCGTAATTAGCACCGGCAATGACTTTAACTGTTTTATCTTTACGCTCCGACCTTATTGATTGTTTTAACGTTCCTTTGTCAACCGGCGCATTTTGTTTAGCCATCCTTACAATATCCATTGCAGAACGTCCTAATTCGTTTGACAATGTTTTTTTATCAAACGCTCGTAAATTGTCCAACTTTTTTTTTAGTTGTGACAAATCCGATTGATTTATTTTGATAAAATTTGTTTGCATTAATTAGATTTTGTTGCGGTTAATTTAGTTTGATAATCCAAATCGAATTCAAATTTTTCATTAATCCTATAATTTTGTGAACCACCTTCAATTGTAAATATATCACCAATCAAAATCAAATTAGCCGTTTTCTTACGCATTAAAATTTCAACTTCGATTTCGTGATCACGTTTGCCAAACTTTTCGTTTATTTCGCCGTTAATTTGCTTTAAATCGCACCATACAGATGCAACAGTTGACAATGTAGAAGTAAATCCACCAAAACCATCAGACGATTTTACTAAACGTTTTATTGTAATTTTTGAATTTAGTTTTCCGGCTTGCATTATAAAAACATTGTTTTATATGATGTTAAAATTGTTTTTGTGTTGCTTGGAATTTCTGAAATTTCTTTTGAACTACCTGAATCGAAATCAGCACGATTATCATAATACGTTGATATTAACTGTAGAATCGCTTGTTTAATTAACGAATCGTTTAATCCTTGCGTTATATATGTAACTTTTACACGTTCGGCAGATCCGCCGTCAAGTTCAATTGTTTCATTATCTAATCCAAGCAATTCATAACCGGTTGTATTTGTTCCGTTAACATTTACAGTTGAAACACTAGTAATTGGTCCAAATGGTAAATCAAAAATGCCGTTTGTTGTTGGCAAATAATAAGTTCGGTTTTTTGCAACAATATCGCGGGAAATATAGTTTTCGCACCAAATACGCGCTTGCGTTATCATTGCGGAAATAATATTATCATCTGAAGCCGTATCAATTCGAACATAATCTTTTACGTTTTGAGTTGTTAGGATTTCATTTCCGACTGTTGAATTAATCTTAATCTGTCGCATTTTCTTTGTTTTCTAAATATTCAACTTTCAATTCCTTAGTTTCAATTTCAATTTTACTTTTCTTTTTTCCTACTTTAGATGCCCAACCTTTTTGAATCCAATTTTGTGCAATGTTATCAGGAAGTTCGATTTTATCGCCTTCATTGTAACGTTTGCCGTTCCTTAGTAATGATTCTTTTATTCTTAAATTCATAATATAAATTTTTGTAAAGATAAAAAAAAAGCGCCACAATTAAAATGCAACGCTTTTTAAACAAAAACAAATATGAAAACACTATATAAACGCAAAGTTATTAAAATTTTTTGAATATTTACCATTTTTATTAATAACGATTGATTTTTTAAGATTTTCATTTTTAAAAATATAAAAACCATTATGAGAATTCACCCAAACCGCAAAATAATCAACATCACTTTTTAAATATTTTTCTTTTTTTTTATTTCTTAAATAACATCGAACTTTGCTTGAACCTTTTGTTACTGATTTAATTTGAACCTTTTTAAGGCCATTAATAGTTTCAATGATGCAATCATAAGGCGATGAATCTAATAATGGAAAAGAAACGCGCATTTCACGTTCCATTGCCATAGTCGCGAATCTATATTCAGCTAAACAACCAATTAAATTGCTATCCATGCCGTAAATCTACAAAAAAAACCGGTTGAATTAACAAACCGGTTTTTCAAACAAAACATAATCAAACTAATTATCATGTATTATTTTTACTAACTGAAACACTTATCGCAACAAAAAAAAGAAACAAGGCGCAAAATATATCGTTATAGTTCATAATTTGCCTGATTGCAAAAAAGAAAAAAACAATTGGTAATATGATTTTAATTTTTTTTTCCATATCTATAACATATCAGCTTCAAAACATTTAGTAGAACAAACGCCGGGTTTTTCTGTTTGGCATCCACAAACACCACATTCAAATTCAAGTTCATTATCTTCAGATAAATAATCGTAATAAAACATATTTTAAAATTTAAGTTTAACAGTTGCCTTTACATATTTCAATTCCCTTTGTAGATAGTCGATCGCCTTTTCCAGGTCCTTAACTTCATCCTCTTTTTTTTCGGCGCGACAAACATATTTTAAAACATTTCCGCGGTTAAAGTTTAATTTATAATCTTGTATAACGTCAATTAGATCGTATATCTTGCCGGTTTGATAGTGTTGCGGTATGTTAGCCATATTTAAAATTTTAAGGCCTTTAAAACGCGTTTAAATAGCTTTTTAAAGAATGATTGATTTTGTAATTGTTTTAATTCATCTAATGTGTGAACGTCAATTCGTTTTCCATCCTCTATAATATAAAGGCCAGTTTTTGTTTTTCTTAAATGTTCAATTCCGTTGTTTGTAAAATGTTTCATTTGTTTGTTTTGTTTTATTGCTTCATTGCAACAGTACAAATATATAACACATTTTAGAATTAAAAAAATATTTTCACTTTTTTTTTTAAAGTTTTTTTTGTTTTTTCTTGTTTCCTATCTGTTGTATGCCCTAAAAATTAGGCATAAAAAAAAGGGCCAATCTGGCCCTTTTAAATTAATTATGCAAATAATTAAGGAGTTTCAAGGTCTGCAATTGCAGCCGCGAATGTTCCTTTTACAAATGCATTTGGTAAGTAGTTTGTTAAAGCTACTCTTTCAGATACTCTTACAGTAACGAAACCATCTCTTACGTTAGTTCCATCTTCTCTAAAGAACTCAACATTTACACCTTCACGAACCCAAAGTTGTGTTCCAACTCCAAAGTTACCAATCAAGAATGATCCGGCAGCTATTGCAGTATTTAAAACAACTTTAACGCCCATAAATACAGGTTGTAAACCGCTATATACTTGGTCTTTGATATAATTGTTAGTTGTATCTTTTAACAATAGAATTTTGTGAAAATCTGTTGGGTTTAAAAGAATAGTATCAGCGTTGTAATTAGCGATTGCCAATTGGTTTAATGCTGCAACAATTACATCAAATTCGTTTGCGTTATCAACTGAATCAGCTAAATCACCCGCAGCGAATGCAGTTGAATCAGTAATAATTCCGCTTAGTTGTGGCGCAACTCCTGATCCTGAAAGGATTTGAGAATCTTCAACTTCAAGTAATTTTTCCGGCGCACGCGCTGAAAGATATGATGTCAATTGTGGCGTATCAGCGAGCATTTCTTCAGAAATACGGAAGTAAGTTCCTATTTTTCTAACGTTAGCATCAGCAGCCGTCA